GAGAGAGTATCTCACATGATTAAAAAGTTGTATCCAGAAGGAAAAAACTATATCGGTGAAGCAAAAATTATGGATACTCCATACGGTAAGATCGTAAAAAGTCTTATTGATGAGGGTGCTAAACTTGGTGTATCATCAAGAGGTATGGGTTCCTTAGTACAAAAAAATGGTCATCACTTTGTAGGAGAAGATTTCTACTTAGCGACGGCTGCTGACATTGTGGCAGATCCATCTGCTCCAGATGCTTTCGTAGAAGGCATTATGGAGAATAAGGAGTGGATTTGGAACAATGGAATCCTTGTGGAACAAGACGTTGCCGCATGGAAACAAGAACTAATTAAGACTAAAAGAATTGAATTAGCTGAGAAAAAAGCAAGTGTATTCAAGGATTTTTTAAATAAACTATAATAGAAAATATAATTATTATAAATATCTCTATAAAACAAGATATTTTTAATTCGAATTAAAAAATAAAGGAGATTTATCAAATGGCTACAGAAAACAATGTAGAAACGAAGCAAACGATAGTTGAAGCGGAAGCTGCAACTGTAACTGATGCTCCAAAAAAGAACGCTGTAGCGGCTGAACCGACTCATCTTAAAAATGATGCTCAAGATTTAGGTGCTGCTGTTACTAGTCCATCAGACACACTTCCAGATTCTACAAAAAATAATAAAAAAAATCAAGATGCTGTTAATGCAAAAGCTGCGGATGTTGATGCAAATAAAAAACCAGATACAGAAGCTGGTGTTACTAAAGTTTCAACGCCTGGCGAAACATTAAAAGTTGAAGAAAAAGAATTGGATCTATCTGATGATGTTAAAGCATTAATCGGAGACGAAAAATTAACTGAAGAATTTAAAGCAAAAGCTAAAACTATTTTTGAAGCCGCTGTTAAGTCAAGACTTAAAGAGGAAAAAGCAAAAGTAGAAGTAGAATATGCTTCTAAACTTAAATCAGAACTTGATGCTACTAAAGCAGAACTTGTTGAAAAAGTTGATTCATACTTAAACTACGTAGTTGAAGAATGGATGAAACAAAACGAGATCGCTGTTGAAAGAGGCATTAAAGGCGAAATCGCTGAAGATTTTATTACTGGTCTTAAAAAATTATTTGAAGATCATTACATAAATGTTCCAGACGAAAAATATGATGTGTTAGAAGATCAAGCTTCTAAAATCGAAGAGCTTAACAAGAAATTGAATGAGCAAATCGAATCTAATGTTAAACTAAATTCTGAAATCGGAAAACTTACTAGAAAAGATATAGTTGAAGAAGTTGCATCTGGATTAACAGATACAAATAAAGAAAAGTTTAGCAAATTAGCAGAAGAAATTGAATACTCTAATGCTACAGAGTTTAAAAATAAAGTATCGACTATTAAAGAGTCATACTTTACAACAAAAGAAATTTCATCTAAAAGTGAAATAGATAACGTTGCCGAAGGCGAAACAACTAACGTTGAATTGTCATCTTCTATGACTGCTTATGCGGCCGCTATCAGTAAAACAAAAGACTCAATTAAATTGGGTTTTAAAAAATAAAGGGAGAAAAAAAAAGATATGTACTTATCTGAACAATTAGTTAAAAAATGGCAACCGATTCTTGAACATCCTGAACTCCCAAAAGTAACGGATAGTTATAAGAGAGCGGTTACCGCTGTTATCTTGGAAAACCAAGAGAGAGCAATTAAAGAAGATAGAGCATTTATGTCTGAGTCTGCTCCGCAGAACTCTACAGATGCTTCTTACGTTCAAAACTGGGATCCAATTATGATCTCTTTAGTAAGAAGAGCAATGCCAAATCTAATCGCATACGACATTTGCGGTGTTCAACCAATGACTGGTCCAACAGGACTAATCTTCGCTATGAGAGCAAAATACAGTTCACAAGCTGCTGCTGCTGAAGCATTATTTGATGCTGCTGACACAGACTACTCTGGAAGAAACAAAGCTGGTTCATCAACAGGTGGTTTTTCAACTACTGCTGATTCAGGAACTAACCCAGGTTTATTACTTGACAGCCCTGCTGGCACTTATACAACTGGTACAGGAATGACGACTGCTGCTGCTGAAGCACTAGGCGACGCTTCTGGAAATAGCTTTGCTGAAATGGCATTTTCAATCGAGAAATCGACTGTAACTGCTAAATCAAGAGCTCTTAAAGCTGAATACACTATGGAATTAGCACAAGATTTAAAAGCTATCCATGGTTTAGATGCTGAAACAGAACTTGCGAATATTTTATCTGCTGAGATCCTTGCGGAAATCAATAGAGAAATCGTAAGAACTATTTACATCAATTCAGAAAAAGGTGCTCAAACTGGTAACGTAACAACTGCTGGAATTTTCGATTTAGACACTGACTCTAATGGTCGTTGGTCTGTTGAAAGATTCAAAGGTTTAATGTTCCAAGTTGAAAGAGAAGCAAACTCAATCGCACAAAGAACACGTAGAGGAAAAGGTAACATCTTGATTACATCAAGTGATGTTGCTTCTGCTTTACAAATGGCTGGCGTATTAGACTACGCTCCTGCGTTAAACAACAATTTAAACGTTGATGACACAGGTAACACATTTGCTGGTATTTTAAATGGTAGATATAAAGTTTATATCGATCCATATTCAGCAAACTCAACAGCTAAACAATACTTTGTAGTTGGATATAAAGGTTCATCTCAGTATGATGCCGGTATATTCTATTGTCCATACGTTCCACTTCAAATGGTGAGAGCAGTTGGCCAAGACACTTTCCAACCGAAAATCGGATTTAAAACTCGATACGGAATCCAAGCTAACCCATTTGCTGAAGCTGGTGCTTCAACTCAAAATGCGGTTATCAATGGTGCTGGTAGTGCCGACGCAAACAGATACTACAGAAAAGTTCAAGTAGCTAACTTAATGTAATCTACTTGTTACTTCTTAGTAACACAATTAAAAGGGAGAGCCTAAAAACTCTCCCTTTTTTTTTGGTTTATTTTCAATATAAATAGATATATGACTGTCTTAAACTCATTTTCACGTCAACCGACTAAGTTAGATTACGCTAGTCCTACACAATTTAAATTTAATATTATCAAGTTACCAAAGGTGGAATACTTTTGTACTTCTGTTAATATTCCTAGTATTTCATTAGGGTTTATACAACAACAAACTCCATTAAAAGATATACCTGTACCTGGTGAAAAATTAACTTACGCTGATTTAACAATGTCATTCTTAGTAGATGAAAATCTATTAAATTACCAAGAAATACATGGTTGGTTAACTGGCCTTGGATTTCCTAGAGATCATAATCAATTTGATACGCTTACTAACGCCGGAACAGATAGATTTCCTACTAGCAAAAGTAGTATAAGTCGAGAGGCAGGTAAAGTTAAATATGGTGCTCCTAATACAGGATCAACGTTATCCGATGCTACTTTATTGGTACTTACTAACAAGAATAATCCGGTTACAGAAGTAAGATTTAGCGATGTATTTCCTATATCTTTAAGCGGATTAAACTACAATCAACAGGCCACCGATATACAATATCTAACAGCAGAAGTTACATTCAAATATAAGATATATGAGTTTGCTAATGTAGGCGCTGCCAAAACAACAGAAGTTACCACATAGGTTGATTTTTTAATACTTTTGTGTTATAATTATATTATGGATTTAGAACAATTACAATTAGAAGCCGATAAAGACCTTAAGATTAATGATACTGAATTAGATTTAGAGTCATTAAAAACTCCCCAAATTCACAACAAGTATATGAAACATTATACTAAGTTTAAATTATTACTTACACGTACTGAAGATGAATTAAGAATATTAAAACGTGATAAATGGGAATATTATACAGGTAAATCTAGCCCACAAGTTTATCAATTAAAACCTTTTAACTTTAAAATATTAAAAACTGACATAGACAAGTACTTAGAAGCTGATGAAGATATACAAAGATTAACTCAAAAGGTATCCTATTTAAATGTTGTTGTTGATTTTTTAGATAAAACATTAAGAGTAATAGTTAATAGAACTTACACAATTAAAAATGCCATAGAGTGGCGTAGATTTACAAGTGGGGCTGTATAATGTATTTAGAAAATACTCATTGTATATCTATAGGTCGTTTTAATAGAAGTTATTGTGATGATATAATATCGCAAGCAGAAACATCAAAATTACAAATTGCTAAAATACAAGATGGTTTGGATTTAAATAGAAAATCTAAAGTTACTTGGTTAACAAACGAAAAATTAAACAAAGATATGAATGATATTGTATTGGATCATAATAAGAAAGCTAAGTGGAATTTTTCTTTAAAAGAATTTGAACCTTTACAATATACTGTTTATGAAACTAATGATCATTATGATTGGCACATTGATAGTCATAGTAAACCATATCCAAATGGTTACGTAAGAAAAATAAGTTTTACATTATGTTTAAATGAAGATTATGAAGGAGGAGAATTTGAAATATCAAGTCCAAATCCAAAACCAGAAAAACATATTAATACTAAGTTTAGTGATAAGTTTACATTAGGAACAGTTATATCATTTCCATCTTTTGTTTGGCATAAAGTCAATCCAGTTACAAGTGGAACAAGAAAAGTATTAGTAGGTTGGTCAGTAGGTCCCCAATTTATCTAATACGTATGACACTTACAAAATATATCATCATAGATAAAAAAAACGAAGTCTATCTTAAAATAGAAGCAGATGAAGCTATACGTAGAGAATTATCTGAGTATTTTACCTTTGAAGTTCCTGGTTACAAATTCACTCCTCAATTTAGAAACAAATGGTGGGACGGTAAGATAAGATTGTTTTCTTATGCTACTGGTCAAATATTTGCTGGTCTTTATCCGTATATTGTTAAGTGGTGTGAAGATAATAAAATACAAGTAGTTGACGGTACTAAAATAAAAGACATTGTTGTAGATAAAAAATTGGTAGATAAATTTGTATCTGGTTTAAAAATACCAATGGAACTAAGAGATTATCAGAAAGAAGCATTTATACATGCTCTTGAAAAGAATCGTTGTTTATTATTATCTCCTACTGCCTCTGGTAAATCTTTAATAGTTTATCTGTTAGTAAGATTTAATCTGTTAAGATTGAAGGAAAAGGTAAACAATAAGATACTAATTATAGTACCAACGACCTCTTTAGTAGAACAGTTGTATAAAGATTTTAAGGATTATGGCTGGAATCCTGACAAAAATATACATAGAATATATCAAGGCCACGATAAAGAAACAAATAAAAACGTGGTTATCTCTACTTGGCAATCAATATATAATATGCCTAAGAAATGGTTTAAGTCTTTTGGTATGGTAGTAGGAGATGAATGCCATTTGTTTAAGGCCGTTTCTTTAAGTAAGATAATGACTAAACTAGAAGATTGTAAATATAGAATAGGTCTTACAGGCACTTTAGATGGCACTAAAACTAATAAACTTGTTTTAGAAGGTTTATTTGGTGCTGTTAATAAAGTTACATCAACTGCTGAACTACAAGAGAAAAAACAATTAGCTGATTTAAAAATTATATGTTTAGTATTACAACACGACCAATATTCAAAACACTTTTTAAAAGATAAAAGTTATCAAGAAGAAATGGATTTCTTGGTATCTAATGATAAAAGAAACAAATATATTCGTAATTTATGTTTAAGTTTACAAGGTAATTCTTTAGTATTATTTCAATACGTAGAAAAACATGGTGTTATATTAAAACAACTTATAGAAGATAAGGCCGACGATAGAAAGATATTTTTCGTTCATGGTGGTGTAGAGGCTGAAGAACGAGAAAAGATTAGATTTATAACTGAGAAATCAGATAACGCAATTATAATCGCCAGTTACGGAACGTTTAGTACTGGTATTAATATAAGAAATTTACATAATATTGTTTTCGCAAGTCCAAGTAAATCTCGAATAAGAAATCTTCAGTCTATTGGTAGAGGTTTAAGATTAAAAGATGACAAATCAGCTGCTACTTTATATGATATTTCTGATGATCTGACTTATAATGGTAAAGAGAACTATACGTTGGCTCACTTTAGAGAAAGAATAAACATTTATACTTCTGAAAACTTTAACTATGAAATACATAATATAGAACTAATAAATACTAATAACAATGGAACAAATAAAAATAATAAAGTTAATTAATGGTGATGACATTGTTTGTAGTCTGGCTAAAGAACAACCTCTAAACAAAACTCCACTATTGCGTTTAGATAAACCTTTACAAATTAAATACATATCTCAATTAACGCCGAGAGGACTTAAAGATTATATTGCTCTTATAAAATGGGCTGCTTATACTAATGATAAGATTATAACTATTCCAAAAGATAAAATTGTTACAATTACAAACGCTACCGAAGAAATGACTAAGAGTTATATAGAAGTATCTAAGAAATATGAAAAGATAACAGTACCAAAAAGAAGTGAACACACAATTGAACAATTAAGTGAGGAAGAAAATAATGAGTTTAACGAATTGTGGGACGTATTTAGAGACATCAAGAAATCAATCCATTAATCTGGAGTATTCTGTATCAAAGAGGCTACACGCCTATTATACGGATAAAATAAAAAAAGTCAATACATCCTGGAACCAACTTTTTTTGTATAAGTCATTGACATTGAACATAAACTATAGTATATTTAAAACATGACAACATCAAAAAAAGCAAAAGAACATTACGTAAGTAATAAAGACTTTTTGGCCGCTATGGTAGAATATAGAGACATGGTCAATCAAGCAAAAAAAGAAGGCAAACCTAAACCTCCTGTAACCAATTATCTTGGTAACTGTTTTTTAAAAATAGCAAATCACTTATCATATAGACCTAATTTTATTAATTATACATTTAGAGACGATATGATATCTGATGGTATAGAAAATTGTTTACAATACCTAGATAATTTTAATCCAGCAAAATCAAACAATCCTTTTGCTTACTTTACACAAATAATTTATTACGCTTTTATTAGAAGAATACAAAAAGAAAAAAAACAAGTTACAATTAAACATAAAATGTTATTAGATTCCAATTTTGACGACATGACATTAATGCCAGGCGAAGATAGAGAATTTCATAATCAATTTACGGAATTTTTAAAGAAGAACTTACCAGTTGAAGAACCTAAGATCGAAAGTTTAACTACATACAGAGAAATTAAAAAAGAAAAAGAAAAATTAAAAAAGAAAAAAACACGAAAAGGTAAATTAGATTATTTTATTGGGTTATGAAAATTGCGTTGATTGCTGATACGCATTGGGGAGCTCGTAATGATTCTCCGGCGTTTATAAATTATTTTAACAAATTTTATGAGGAAGTTTTCTTTCCTTATCTACAAGAGAATAATATCAAAACCTTAATTCATTTAGGAGATGTGGTAGACAGAAGAAAATTCATCAATCACAACACAGCTTACAATTTTAAATTAAAGTTTTGGAATAGATTAGAAGAATTAAATATTGATACTCACATAATAATAGGAAATCACGACACGTATTACAAAAATACAAATGAAGTAAACGCATTACAAAATTTAAGTATATCAAAAAATACAAAGATTTATACCTCTTGCGAAACAATCACAGTAGATAATTTAGACATATTGTTGGCGCCTTGGATTTGCGATAACAACATGGAAGATTCTTTACATAGTATAGAAAATTCAACAGCACAAATAGTTATGGGGCATTTAGAAATAAAAGGATTTGAAATGCACAAAGGCCATGTAAATGAACAAGGACTAGATAAGTCTTTATTTAAAAGATTTGAAAAAGTATTATCAGGACACTTTCATAAGAAATCTGATGATGGTCATATTTACTATCTTGGTTGTCCTTATGAAATTACCTGGTCAGATTACAAGTGTCCAAAAGGTTTTCATATATTTGATACACAAACAAGAGAGTTAACAAGAGTGATTAATCCAATAAAAGTACATAAGAAATTAATTTATAATGATAAGACAGAAGATTACACTAAAAAAGATTTAAAAGATTTTGAAAACACTTTTGTTAAGTTATTTATTTCTAACAAAACAGATGTAGATATGTTTGATAAACTGGTGGACAGATTTCATAACGAAATAAACGTACACGAATTAAACATTATAGAAGATTTAACTTCCGATATTACATCTACAGTTAGAGAAGATGTTTTAGATCAAGGAGAAGATACATTGACATTTTTAGGCAATTACATAGATCAAATAGACACAACATTAGATAAAAACAAATTAAAGAAATTCGCAAAAGAATTATATGTAGAGGCTAGTGAAACATGATATTATTTAAAAAGATTAAATGGAAAAACTTTTTATCTACCGGCAATACTCCAATAGAAATAGAATTAAACAAAGCACCAACAACACTTATTATAGGAACAAATGGTAGTGGCAAATCAACACTGCTTGATGCTCTATGTTTTGTTTTATTTAATAAACCTTTTAGAATGATTAAGAAAGAACAAATCGTTAACACAATAAATGATGCTGATACAGAAGTAACCGTAGAATTTACAGTTGGTACAAAGAACTACGTTGTAACAAGAGGAATTAAACCAAACAAATTTGAAATATATTCAGATGGTGAATTGATAAATCAAGATGCTTCTAGTATTGATTATCAAAAATACTTAGAGGTCAATATAATGAAACTAAACTACAGATCGTTTATACAAGTTGTTATATTAGGATCTTCTTCTTATGAACCATTTATGAAAATGAAGCCAAGATATAGACGTGAAGTTGTAGAAGAAATATTGGACATTAGAGTGTTTGGTTTAATGGATTTGATATTAAGAAGTCAACAGTCAGACTTACAAAAGAATATAACAGAGATAAGACATAAATGTGATTTGATTACTTCTAAGTATGAACTAGAAACAAAACACTTTAAAGAATTACAAGGTAGAAATACAGACGACAAAGATTATAAAAAAAATCTATTAGATAAAAACAATAAAGATTTACAAGAATATATTAAGAAGATTACTCTATTAAACGTTGAAATAGAAAATAATAAAAACAATCTAACAGAACAAGATAGTGTACATCAAAAAGCACATCAACTATCTAAATTAGAAGCTAAGATTGAAAACAACCTATTAAAGCATAAAAAAACATTAGAGTTTTTTAATAACAATGATACTTGTCCAGAGTGTACACAGTCTATAAACGAAGAATTTAAATCCACTAAGATAGATACGGAAAGCAAAACAATACACAAATTAGAAGGTGGCCTACAAGATTTGTTATCCGAAATAATAAAAACAGAAACAAAAGTAAACGAATTAAATGCTGTATCACAAAAGGTAAATGAATTGAATGTAGAGATTGCTAAGATTAATACTTCAGTTGATGAACTAAAAAAATATAGTGATAAGATACATGAAGAAATTTTATTGTTAGAAAATAAAGAATCCGATGGCAGAACAATACAATCACAATTAGATCAATTAAAAACAGAATTAGAAGAATCGAAAGTGTTATTGGATAAGGTAACAGAAGAAAAACAATATGTAGATGTAGTAAGAGAAATATTAAATGATAAAGGCGCAAAAGCCAAGATCATTAAAAAGTATTTGCCTATTATGAATACATTAATCAATCAGTATTTACAATCAATGGATTTCTTTATATCTTTTCATTTGGATGAGGAGTTCAATGAAACAGTCAAAAGCCGCCATAGAGATACATTTGATTATAATAATTTTAGCGAAGGAGAAAAGATGAGAATAGATTTAGCATTACTATTTACATGGAGAACAATCGCTAAAATGAAAAATAGTACCAATACAAATCTATTAGTACTAGATGAAATATTTGATGGTAGTTTAGATGGTCAAGGAACAGATGACTTTTTTAAGATTATCAAATCAATGCCAAAAGAAAACATCTTTATTATATCTCATAAAGGAGATATTTTATTTGATAAATTTACAAACATAATCCGCTTTGATAAAGAGCATAACTTTACGAGGTTACAGAATGCCTAAAGAACTTAAATTAATACCGCCAACAGATCCAAGAGTACAATCAGCAATAGCACCATTTACAGATGATATGTTGAAAGAACACGATTTTAAAGATAGAAAAGAATTAACAAATACAATGTTTGATACCATGTTCAAATATGGTGGATTAGGATTATCGGCTAATCAGGTTGGTCTTCCTTTTAATATGTTTGTATTTGGTGGGCATCCTCAACTAGAACAAGGCAAAAAAGTTGCGGTGTTTAATCCAGTTATTATTCACAAGAGTGAAGAAGAAGTATTAATGAAAGAAGGTTGTTTAACTTTTCCTTTTTTATTTTTACAACTAAAAAGACCAAGAAAAATAGTTGCAAAATTTGAAGATGAAAGTGGTGTATTAAAAGAAGCTCATTTAGATGGTATGATGAGTAGAATTTTTCAACATGAATACGATCACATGCTTGGTCGTTTATTCACAGAAAAAGCAAGTAAAATGAAACTAGATTTAGCTTATGAAAAAGCACAAAAAGAAATAGCTAAAGTACAAAAAAGAAAGGAAAAATCTAATGGCTAGTTATACAGACGAAATAGGTAAACCTAAAATGTCGCAAGAAGAACGAGATAAACTTATGGAAGAGTTTTTATCTAAAGGCGGCAAAATTAAAGAATTAAAACCAGGAATAGCTAAAGGAGCTGCCTCTATGAACAGAAGCAAAGGTTTACAATGGACAGAAAAAGAAGTTATAAAACAAGAACATGGTGAAAATTTCATACCAAGTAAAGAATAATTTGACTTTTGAAACAAATTAGTATATACTTATATTATGGCCGTTAAAAAAGAATTAGATCCATTTATAGAAAATCAATGGAAAGAATGGCAAGATACCAATCCACTTGATAAAATACCAGATATTGATACAGATAAACTTAAAGATATAGTTATTAAAGATTTATCTTTTGTATCTGTTATGAATGTAAAAGAATATACACTATATCAAAAATGGTGTGAAATACATCAAAAATATCCTACTATAGAAACAAATAGTTTTTTTGATGACAGGCCAGCATTAGCAGATCCTGAACAAGGTGCCATCATACAAGAAGTAAAAAACAACTTTTGGAATCCAGAGGATCCAATGGAGTATTTGAATTTAGAACCAGAACTTATTTACACAGATGTTGAGAACGAGGGTAAGGTTGGTTCAGTAACAGGTAAGAAATTACCAGCCATTTGGAATACATTAAGAACATTTCTTTCTACAATGAAAAACAATAGTAACATTGGTAGAAATTTATACTTTATTATAAGAGATAAAAAAACAGAAAAGTATCTAGGCGTTACTTGTATGTCCTCAGACTTTTTAGATTTAACACCAAGAGATGATTATATAGGTTGGGATAGAGAAGCAAAAACACAAAGAATGATCAATCATACTTGTATTGGTAGTACGATTGTACCTATACAACCACTAGGTTATAACTTAGTTGGTGGTAAATTATTAGCACTATTATGTTTATCAGATACAGTTGAGAAAACGTGGGAGAAACAATATGGTGATAAACTTGTAGGTGTTACAACAACATCTTTATATGGTAAAACAAAAACAATACCATTATCACAATACGATAGATTAGATCATTGGAAGAAAATGGGTTGGACAGCAGGTTCAGTATCATTTGAAACAGAAAGATCAACAAGAAAACTTATACAACAATGGTTAATGAAAAATCATACTAGAAAATATTTTGAATGGTACATTGCAACGAAGCCAAGTGGCCAACCACACAAGAGAGATCATAGAAATAGAAGTCATACTTTTACATATAGTCAATTAGGTATAGATAAGAAACTTATTAAATCAGAACATGCAAGAGGCATTTACTTTAGTGAACTGTTTAAGAATACAAAAGAATATTTAAGAGAAGAAATTAAAGAAGATAAGTTAATAAAAGCCTTTGACAACTCAACAGAAGCTTTAACGCATATATGGAAAACAAAATATGCCAAAAAAAGAATAGAATCTCTAATAGCACAAGGCAGAGTATCTAAAGAAAGTCATTTTTATGATGACATTATTTACTTAAATTGGGAAGAAACTAAGAAAAAATACCTTTTTCAAGTTGGCCGATAACGATCCTGTCTTAATTTTGACACAATCTTCCGTAAGTCATTGATTTTAAAGCCTTTTAAATTTGATCGGAACTATTGTTTTATTCATATAAAGGTGTTATATTATATGTATGGTTAAAGTTAATAAAGTAAATATCGAATCAAAGTCTCAGTTAGCAAAATTATTTGCTACAGAAAATTTATCAGTAGAACATAACAATGTAAAAACGGCCTCTTTTGATTTAGAAAATCGTATTGTAACTTTACCTATATTTAAAAAACCACAAGGTGATGTTTATGACATGTTAACAGCACATGAATGTTCCCACGCTTTACATACGCCTTTAAAAGCTTGGTCTAAATTAGAAGATCCAAAATACAGAGCTTACGTTAACGTTATTGAAGATACAAGAATTGACAAATTAATTCAAAAAAAATATCCAGGTATTGTAAGAAATTACATTAATGCTTTTGAAGTATTAATGAAAGATAACTTTTTTGGTTTAAAAGGTAAAAATTTAGATACAGATTTAATGTTAATTGATAAAATTAATATGTATTACAAATCTTCTAAAAAATTAAAAATTAACTTTTCAAAAGAAGAGCAAACATTTGTTGACAGAATTGATAATATTAAAACGTTTACTGATGTATTAAAAATTGCTAAAGAATTATATGGATGGCAAGAAAAACAACTACACCAATTATCTATGTTACCAGAATTTGATAAACACGCAATAGCTAAAAATTATAAACTAGATAAAAATGGTAAAAAAATTAAAGTACAAGAATCACAAAATGGTGAAGGAAACAAATCAGATTCTAATAAAGATAAACAAGAGGGCAATTCTTCTGTTGGTAACCCTGATGGTGCTGGTGGAGATAATGTTAGAGTTGATACTGCTTTAGATTGTATTACAGATAAAACATTTGAACAATCAAAAGACAAATTATTAGACAAATCAAAATCTTATAGATACGCTACATTACCAGAACCTAATTTTAAAAATGCTTTAGTTACTTATGAACAATTTTTAAAAGATATGAGAAATAATAATAATACTTATTTTAAACAACCTAATGCCTCACAATATCAATTATATTGGAATTGGATTAAAAGAGATTTTTTAAGATTTAAAAAAAATAGTTCAAAAACTGTAATGTACTTGGTTAAAGAATTTGAAATGAAAAAAGCAGCTACTGCTTATAAAAGAGCAACTACAGATAAAACTGGAGTTATTGATTCTCTTAAATTAAAAAATTACAAATTTAGCGATGACATCTTTAAAAGATTAACAGTATTACCAAATAACAAAAATCATGGTATGATTATGTTGCTTGACTGGTCTGGATCAATGTGTGATCTTATGAATAAAACGGTACAACAACTATGTAACTTGGTTTGGTTTTGTCAAAAAATTAATATACCTTTTGAGGTTTATCTATTTAAAGATGTATTGGATAAAGTTGGCGATAAGAATGAATATTTTAAATTTAAAAATGGTAACTTATGGGCTGAAAAATCTCATTTAGTAAACGTTGCCAGCCATAGAATGAAAAAAACAGTTTTACATGAAGCACTATTACACCTTTATAAAATGGCCAATTATTTTAACAGAGGTTTTCTTAGTG